ACTCCATGTCCCCTCCTTTCACCACTGGCCGGATGGTGTCCGGTGGCCCCGGGGTCTTGTGATCTTCCAGCCCGGGGCCACCGGGTCTAAGAGGGCGCGGCGCCCGTCCTCACAGAGACCGCGCCCTCGTCTAAGGGCCGCCGGGGAGCGCTGCGGGCGGACGGCATGCGCGCTCGACCCGGCGGCCAGGGACGCCCGCTCCCGCGCGGAACGGACGCCCCGGCTCCGGTCAGGGGGGCGACCCGGAGCCGTCAGGGGGATTGGAGCCGCGAAGGCGGGACAGGCCAGCGGAGAGGATGCGATGGTGGGCGGCGTTCAGCTCGTCCTGGTCGTTGCCGAGGAGTGCCTGTCCGCCGGTGATCGGCCGGGCGATCCAGCCGCCGCCGAGTGGTTCGACCTCGTAGCCCGTGATCACGGGCTTGTCGGGCGCGGTCACAGCGTCGCCAGGGTGTACAGGCTGCGCCCGGCGTCTGCGGCGGCCTTCTGGATGACCAGGGCCCGGTACATGTCGGCTGGTGTCGTGTGCATGAGGGTCCGGTGGATGCCCCACCCGGAACTCAGCAGGGTGGCGATGTAGTCACCGGTCGGCGCGGCGCCGGGGGCATCGGTGGAGGCTCGGGCGCGGAAGAAGTGCCACCCCTCTCCCCACTCATTGCGGAGCGCGTCGAGGGCGGTGGGTTCAGCGGCCGAGCTTCTGCTCATTGCGATCACTCCGGGGTGGGGAGCGGGAGACTGGACTTAGGTGCATACTGCTACTGCACAGTGCACTATGGCAATGCCCTAGCGCAAATAGACTGCGATCTGTTGCCGATTGCTGACCGCAGGCCATGACGGGAAACTGATCGAATGCCACAGCCACACAGCCCGACCGTGCGAGGCCGCAAGCTCGGCGCCGAACTCGAACGGCTCCGCGAGGAGGCCGGTCTCACGCTGGATGAAGCCGCTGACCAGCTCGGTGCGGACTGGAACCGCTTCCGGGTCAGGCGGCTCGAAAAGGCCAAGGTGAAGCCGACCGAGGCGGCCGTCACGGCGATGCTCGACCTCTACGGCGACGGTGGCCAGCGTGCGGCGCTCATCGCGCTGGTCAAGGACTCGCACCGCCGCGGCTGGTGGAACGACTACAACGACGTCTTCCGAGGGAGTTACGTGGCACAGGAAGACGATGCGAGCAACATCTGCGAGTGGAGTCCGCAGGTCGTGCCCGGCCTGCTTCAGACCGAGGAGTACGCCCGCGAGGTGATCCGCGCGGGCTGGCCGGGCGACGAGGCAGGCGTCCACCGGCGTGTGCAGGCGCGCATGACCCGCAAGGCGTTGCTCGGCCGTACCGATCCTGCCGCGCCCACGCTGAGCGCGATCCTGGACGAGGCCGTTCTGCGTCGCCCGATCGGCGGCCGGGACGTCATGCGCGCGCAGCTGCGCGCTCTCATCGACGCCTCACGCCGGCCGAACGTCGAGATCCGCGTCCTGCCGTTCGAGCGCGGCACGCACGCGGGTCTGGACGGGCCGTTCATCCTCCTCGACTTCCCCGAGAAGATCGCACCTGCCGTCGCCTATGTCGGCACGCGGATCGGTGAGGGGTACGCGGAAGACACCACAACGGTCCGTGCGCTTAGGGTTGACTTTGAAGCCCTGAAATCCGCGGCGCTGCCGCCCGAGGAATCCCTGGAGCGGATCGCCGCCATCACGAAGGAGTAGTCCAGTCTCATGAACGTCCCCGAGAAGGATCTTTCAGGCGCGCCCTGGTACAAGAGCACTCACAGCGGTGACGCCAGTAACTGCGTCGAGGTCGTCGCCGTTGAGGGCGACCAGGGCGAGTAGCCCACCGCAAAGGAGAGGCCCCCGGCATCACACCGGGGGCCTCGTCCAGTCTCACGACGATCCTACGTCAACTTCAGCCTCGTGTAATGCTGTGTACGCGGCCCGGAAGCGCACCCGCATGCGCTCCGGGTCGCGTCGTTTGACCGTACGTGGTGGTCGTTCTCGCTGTCCAGACGTCTGCACTCGTCTGCACCCGTATGGCCACGCCCGGCCATGAGTGCGGGCGTCTAGTGTCCTGTCCGTGCACGATGATGATCTTGATCCGGAGCACGGCCGGCCGCTCTCACAACAGATCGCCGACCGGCTCGAAGCGCGGATCTTAAGCGGTGAACTCGCCCCGCACCGCCCGGTACCGTCCGAGACCCAGCTCGCGCAGCTCTACCCCGTCTCCCGGGACACGATCCGCAGGGCCGTGCGTGAGCTACGGGCGCGCGGGCTGGTGTACACGGTGCAGGGCAAGGGGAGCTACGTCAGGCCACCCGAGGACCGCCCTGAGGGCCGATAGGAAGCCCGTTCCCGATGAGGTTGCCGTACTCGTCGATGTAGATGTGCTGCTGCTTGGTGCCACCGAACATCATGATCAGGAGCCAGACCGCCAGCCACAGTCCACACGTGAACACCGACAACAGCAGATGCAGGATGTGGTTGACCGGAGCACCGCGCCAGACGGCGGCGCGCGGGCCGTCAACGGCCGAGATGGTGTAGCCGTAGAAGGCAAGTTCGCGGAGGCGTTGCTGCATGATGGCGGCACGCTCGGCCTCGGTCTTGCGTTGGCCCGGCACGGGGTTCGGCTGCATGGGGGAAGTCCTTCCGTCGGTGCTCGTTGAGACGCGAACCCGAGCGCTACGGGTGGCTACCGGTCGTGGCCGGATGTGGCGGCACCGTGGCCGTAACGTCGGTGGTCTCGACCGGGCGGGGCAGGTTCATCGGTCCCCGCTCGTGGTCCCAGCCGATGATGATGAGCGCGGCAGCAACCAGGACGATGATCCAGGCGAGCAGGTGGGTCCTCGTCCTCTTGGTGAGCGCGGCGTCCCGGCGGGTCCGTTCGGCACGGCGGATGCGGGCGTCGTAGCCGTCGCGGCGCATCTGGTCGCGTACGGCGGCGTTGAACGTCTCGCTCTCGTCGTCGCGGTGGTAGTACACGAGGCCGCTCACGACTCCTCCTGGCAGTAGCAACCGCCGTCGAACATGGGGTTGCCACAGAGGCGGCAGGCACCGTAAATGTGGCCGTAGTCCATGCTCAGGTCGCCGTGGTAGCACTCACCGGCAGGACACCCGCAGTCGCTGAGCTGCTGGTCTGAGGGGGGTGTCATCGCGCACTCTCCACCGTCTGGCCCACCAGCGGGCCAGGGCAGGAGTCGTGCACGCCGAGCACAGGTGCGCAGCAGCCGGGACCGCAGTCGGTGCTGAGCGGGAGCTGGTCGCTGATGGGCACGTAGCCGATCGCCACCGCGCACTCAGTGGTGTTGCAGGCGAACACCTGGCCGCCGACGACCGCGGCGACACCAACAGGGACGCTCTCGATCGCTGGCGGAACATGAAATGGTGCGTTGCAGACAACACATGACAAACCGTCAGATTGTTGCCGATTCAGATCGCGAAATACCGCCGTGGGCGGAGTCTCCATGCCGGGGAATGTCACGGACCGTCCTTAGTGTGATCGGGCCTGTCTGTCGAGCGACAGGTTATGCTAAACGCACTATGACTGGCAATGGTGTGCGCGCGGCCATTTACTGCCGCATCAGCAGAGACAGCGAAGGCTCCGGACTCGGCGTCGCCCGGCAGTTGAAGGCCTGCCGTGAACTTGCCGAGCGGATCGGCTGGAGCATCGCCGACGTCTACCCCGACAACTCCAAGTCCGCCTACGACCGCACCAAGAAGCGCCCCCAGTATGAGCGGATGCTCGCCGACGTACAGGCCGGACGCATCGACGGCGTGCTCTGTTACGCGGTCGACCGGCTCACCCGGCACCCGATCGAGCTGGAGCGCCTCGTGGAGGTCTTCGCCGGCAACCGCACGGCGGTGCGGACGGTCGTCGGTGGTGAGCTGGACCTGAACACCGAGGAAGGCCTGCTGCGCGCGCGGATCATGGGCAGCGTCGCCCGGTTCGAGTCCGGCCGCAAGGGCGAACGGCTCCGCCTCAAGGCCGAGGAGATGGTCGCTGCCGGCAAGCGTCCGTGCGGCGGACCGCGGCCGTTCGGCTATGACCGGCACTATGACGATGCCGGCAGCCCGACCCGGAAGATCACCGGGGAGACGATCAACGAGCGGGAGGCCGCAGCGATCCGCGATGCTGCCGAACGGCTGCTGGCGGGGGAGTCGATGCGCTCTGTCTCGGCCGGCTGGAACAGCGAGGGCTTGCTGACGAGCCTGGGCAACCGCTGGTCCATCACCTCCTTCCGGCAGATGATGACCAGTCCGCGCCTTGCCGGGATGGTCGTGCATCGCCGCAAGGCCGTCGAGGGCGTCGTCGCGCAGTGGCCGCCGATCCTGGAGAAGGACACGCACGAGGAGCTGGTGGCCCTGCTGGCCGGCCGCGGCGCGCCGACCGGCTCGAAGGCCCGCAAGTTCTGGCTGACAGGCTCGGTGTTCTGCTCCTGCGGTATGGCCATGGGGGTCGGTAAGGCCAAGAACGGCAAGCGCCGGTACGTGTGCAAGGCCAAGACCGAGGGCGGGTGCGGGTCTCGTGTCGTCATCCTCGACGACCTGGAGCGGTTCATGAAGGCCTTGGTCATCGAGCGGCTCGGGGACCCGAGGATGCTGCGCGGCCTGGCGGCGCGGGCCGATGGTGCGCGTGCGGAGACGAAGCTGTTGATGCGGACGATCGACCAGGATGAGCGTCGCCTTTCTCTGCTGGAGGCCCAGCTCGCCGACGGCGACCCGGAGGAGATTCCGGAGGTGCGCGGGGCGCTGCGTAAGGTGCGGTCGCGTATCGGGGAGAACCGGGCGTCGCTGGCCCGGCTCGTTGGGGTCGATCCCGTGGTCGGACTCGACATGGATGACCTGGAGGAGCGGTGGGAGTCCATCGACGTGGACCGCAAGTCGGCACTGTTGCGCGCGGCGAATATCGCGCGGATCGTCATCCGGCCGACGAAGTTGAGGGGCCGGTTCGATCCCGGCCGGGTGGAGCTGGTGCCGCTGTAGGGCCGCTCCAGTTGCGGGCCTGGAGCGGCGGCCGGTGGGGTTAGCCGCCGTGCCTTCGGCGCTGCTCGCGCAGATCGTCGAGGGCGACGACGACGGCCTGGCCGTTCTGGCGTTCGACGGCCTCGATCTCGGTGAGCCGCTCCGCGATCAGCTCATGCAGCCGCTCGTGACCGTCGGCGGCGAGACGGGCCAGTTCGGCATGGTGGCTGGACGCGCCCCAGCCGATGACCATCGTCCATGCGCAGACGCACAGCGCCACTCCGCCGACGTAGGCCGCCAATGCGGGGTCGACGTGGGAGGCGGTTTCGGTGACGAGGAGGGCGCCGACCGCGCCGAACGCGGCGATGGCGACGAGTGACAGTCGTGCCCGGAAGTCGAACTTCGCGGCGGTCTCGGCGATCGTTTGATGAACTTCCCCCATATGACTTCTCCCTTGTCAGGCGATCAAGGCCAGTCCCCCGACAGGGGTGCACGATGTGATAGTGGGCCCCTTTTTGACCCTCCCTGCGTCGCAGGGAGGCCTATCTTGCACACAACGTCACATTCGTGTCATCGAGCGCAACGGCCACGTTTTTGTCACCGGCAAATCTGTGACATCAGGGTCATCCGGAACGCTGTTCTCTGAGGCGTTTTACCTCGTCCTCCAGCTCCTGCACCCGCCGCGCCTCGCGGGCGCGGTCTTCCTTGATCTCGTTGGTGAGCTCGGCGAGCCGCTCGGACAGTTCGCGCAGGCTCGGCTCGGGCCCCTCGGCTGCCTCTTCGTCAAGAGGCGGCAGGTTGCGTAGCTCTTCGGCTGCGTCGGCGCGGTCAACCTCGATGAGTTGTTCGGGCGTCACCCGGGCGATCTGCGCCATTCGGGCGAGGGTGTCAGCGGGTGCGCGCACGGGGATGCGCTGACCACTGACGGTCTGGTACCCGCTGGTGATCTGTCGCCAGCGGGTCTCGCTGATGCCGGCCTGGGGCGCAGCCGCACGCGCCGAGAGTCTCCGGCGTTTGAGCGCGGCGGTGATCAGAGCGCCTTCAGGTAGCGGGCCTGCACGTTCGCTCATGACCCACATCTTCGCATAACTACGCACTACTACAACCCTGACCGCCGGTAAGGGTTTGTTGGCCTGCATGCCATAGGCTGAGCCGCGTAGTTCGTGCGTAGTGCTTGTACTACGCAGCACTACGCACTAGTGTGGTCCCCATGACGACCTCCCGTAAGCGGCCCAAGAAGCCGTTCAACCAAGAGCCGGAGGCAGTCACCTACGCACGCGAAAAGGCCGGACTCACCAAGCGTGAACTGGCTGAACGCTGCGGCTTCTCGGAGCAGTTGATGGGCGAGATCGAGAGCGGCTGGCGGAATGCAACGCCGGAGAACCTCGTGAAGATCGCCGAAGCGTGCAACTGCCCGGTGGTCGTGCTGGAGCGCAAGCGCGAGGTGGCGGCCGGATGAGCCCGACACCCAAGAAGGACGACGGCTGGACCTGTAGCGGCTGCAACTCCTGGAACGAGTCGAGCCGCACGCGGTGCCGGAACTGCCAGTCCGGAACCTCCGAGATCACGCCCTTTGCGTTCCCGGCCACAGGCCAGCCCGTCCGCACCGTCACGGTGGACGGTCAGCCATGGTTCGTTGCCGCTGACGTGTGTGCTGTGCTCAGCATCGGACGTCCACAGGACTCCGTCCGGTACCTCGACGAGGACGAGCGGGGGAGGTGTTCAGTAGACACCCCCTCCGGCGAGCAGAACATGCTCACGGTCAACGAGCCGGGCCTGTACTCGCTCATCCTCCGTAGCCGCAAGTCGGAGGCGAGGGCCTTCAAGCGGTGGATCACACACGAGGTGCTCCCCGCGATCCGCAGCACCGGCTCGTACACCGCCGCCCCACAGTTTGAGATCCCGCGGACGCTCGGCGAGGCCCTGCGCCTCGCCGCCTCACAGGCTGACGAGATCGAGCGGCAGCGTCTCCAGCTCGCCACGGCTGAACCGAAGGCCGAAGCCTGGGACGTCCTGGCCTCCGCTGACCCGGACTGGTCGGTACGGGAAGCCGCGTTCATCTTGAACCGCGACCCGGCGATCGACACCGGTCAGCAGCGCCTGTTCAACGAGCTGCGCCGGATGAAGGTCATCGACTCCCGCGACATCCCCTACGCCAGCCACGCGAGGCACGTGAAGCTCCGCCCCCGGACCTTCACCAACCGCGCGACGAACGAGGAGATGCCCGCCAAGCCGCAGGTCCGCATCACTGCCGAAGGGCTCGCCTACCTGCACAAGCGGATGGGCGGCTCCGAACCCCTCGAACTCCGAGAGCCGGTGTCGTGATGGCGGCCGAGATCCCAGCCTCGTGGCAGCGACGCATCGACGAGCTGCTCGCCGGACTCCCGCCCCTCACCGATGAGAACTGCCGCCGCGCAGCCGCGATCTTCGCGACCGCTCGGCCGGCGTGCCGCGATTCCGCGGCCTGAGAACCCAACGGGGCCCCCGGCACATCCCGCCGAGAGCCCCCGGCCAACCCCCAACCCTGAAAGGACTGGCCATGACACAGGTTACCGACTGGCTGATGACGCCGGCTGAAGTCGCCGCCTATTACTCCGTCGACCCGAAGACGGTGACCCGCTGGGCGAAGTCGGGCCGGCTGCCGGTCGCCCGGATGACGCCGGGCGGACATCGCAGGTTCTGGGAGTCCGACGTCATCGCCGCCGGACAGCGCCAGAGCGGTGGCCGGTCATGACCCGCCGGATCCGCGTCCACTGCGAAGTCAACTTTTCGGGCTGCGACATCGAAGACAGCTACTGCGACCTGCCTGCGGACTGGGACGACCTCTCCGAGAAGCAGCGGAGCGACTATCTCGGCGAACTCGCGGAAAGCGAGCTCACCAATCACGCGACCTCCGGCGCGTGGGTCGTGGACGAAAACGGCGAGGAGGTCTCATGACCGCCCACACCAGCGACCTGGACCACGACCTGTCCGCCGCGCTGCACACCGCCGAGACCGTCACCTTCACCGCCGACGGCGAAGGCATCACACGCACCCACACCGCTGACGCCTGGCATGGGCAGGACCACTTCGAGGCCACCGCACCGACGTCCGCCGCCGCGCTCAGGCTCGCGATGACCGGCCTGCGTGCCGCGATGGGCGGTGCGGCATGACTCTTGACACCCGCGTCTACGTGCTCGACCGCATCAGCGCGAAGGATGTCTGGCTGAAGTGCAACCAGCTCATCGGGGCCGACGAGAGCGTCAAGGCCGTCCACGAGCAGAAGAAGAGCTGGCGCAAGGGTGAGAGCTTCGTCGAGCCCGGCGACCCCTGGTGGTACTGGAACCGGCCTGGACAGGGGCTGTGTGCGCTGCTTGACGTGCAGTACCGGCCGGACGCTCCGCTCCGGTCGGAGGCCGATGCCGCCGCGCACGATGAGGACTGCAACCTGCCCGGCACCGAGTGGTACGACGAGGAAGCCGGACCGTGCGACGGCTCCTGGCACTACCCGGCCTGCTGGCTGGAGATCTCCTTCGACACCGCCTACAGCTACAAGGACGAGCAGGGGCGCGGCTGCGGAGATCTGCACGCCTCCCTTCTTGCCGATCTCGGCCGCTGGCTCGATGAGCGCGGCGTCCGCTGGGCCTGGAAGAACGAGTTCACGGGCGAGGTGCACACCGGCTATGAGCAGCTGATCGAGCTGTGCACCGGCGGCTTTGAGGCGTCCGCCTGGTTCCGTACGACCGTGGCGCCCGCGATCCAGCGAGAGATCGGCGGTGCCCTGTGATCGACGCACGCACCCCCCGAGCCGAAGCGGCCACCGCGACGTACACCCGCCTCACGGTCAGCCTCACCGCAGCCGCCCCCGCGATCCCGGACATGGCCCCGGACGAGCTGACCGACCTCGCCGAGGAGCTGGCCACCCTCACCGCAGTCATCAAGACCGAGCAGCACGAGAGGGAGTGGGTGGCCCGCAATGAGCACTGATACCCGCAGCCTCATCGGAGACCGCGAGAAGCTCCGCGACGCCGAGGAGCGCATCAGGGCGACCATCGTCGCCCTCGCCGACTACCTCACCGACCGCGAGGACTACGACGTCCCGCACGCCGTCATCGAGGCCCTGTGCCCCGCCGACGTCGGGCCGGGGCTGCGCGAAGCGTGCTTCGAGGGAGTGCTTCGCGGCGTCGTACGGCGGCGGCCCGACCTCTCCCGCCCGCTGCCGCACGAGGCGGAAATCGATCTGAATTACATGACGGGGGCATGGCGCCGATGACCGAGACGAACGGCCTCGCACAAGCGCTGGCCACCCTGATGACGAAGCTGCCCGAGATCAAGAAGGTCAGCGAAGCCAAGGTCGAGACGAAGGGCGGCGGCTCCTACAAGTACACCTACGCCGACCTCGCGCAGATCAGCCGTGTGCTGCTGCCGATCCTCGGCGAGTGCGGTCTGTCGTTCATCGCCAAGCCGACGATGACCGACGACGGCCGCATGGTCCTCGCCTACAAGCTCCTGCACACCTCTGGGGCGTCCGAGGACGGGCAGTACCCGCTGCCGACCGGCGGCACGCCGCAGTCGATGGGCTCTGCCATCACCTACGCCCGCAGGTACTGCCTGTGCGCGGTCACCGGAGTGGCGCCGGAGGACGACGACGATGGCGCGGCGGCCGAGGCGGAAGCCCGCCGACCGGCCGCGCAGCCCGACCCGCAGTGGGAGACGCCCGCTCCCGAGCCGGTCACCGATGTGGAGTGGGCGAACGGCCTCATCCAGCGCATCACCGACGTGACCTCTGTCGGCACCCTGCGCGGCCTGTACGAGGAGATGGACGTGAAGTACCGGGCCGGTGAGGTCGCGACCAGCGACCAGGTGAAGTTCGTGGCGCTCTTCGCGCAGCGCAAGGCCGAGCTCGAAGGGAAGCCCGCGTGACCCCCCAGGAACTGGCACTGAAGTTCGCACTGCTGAAGGTGCTCGTCACCGAGCTGGGCGCGGCCAAGAAGATCGCCGATGGCGAGATTCGCGACGGGTGGCGACCTGCCGACCGGCTGACCGCCACCCTCCCGAACAACAAGGACGTCGGCACGGTCACCCTCGCGAAGGGCCGCACCACCGCCACCGTCACCGATGCCGCCGCGTACGAGGAGTGGGCGCGGAACGCTCACCCCGAGTGGGTCGAGACGGTCCCGGAGACGACCCGGATCAACCCGGACGCCACCGCTCGCCTCACCTCGGCCGCCCGACAGCTCGGCACTGCGGTAGATGAGAACGGCGAGGCCGTGCCCGGTATCACCGTCGCGGCCGGCGACCCATACCCGATGGTGAAGCTCGCCGAGGACGCCCGTGAGGCGGTCGCGGAGGCGTGGCAGGCCGGGGAGCTGACCGAGCTGATGTCGGGGCTCCTGGCGATAGAGGGCGGCGAGGAGGCGTGAGGCGCACCGAGCTGAAGCGCAAGTCGCCTCTCCGCACGTCCCGGGAGAAGCGCACCGGCCGCCGGGACACCGGACCGGCCAAGTCGACTCGAGTGCTCGTGCTCGAGCGGGACGAGTACCGCTGCGCCGTCTGCGGGCAGAGCGTCCTCGAGATCCCGTTCAACATCCACCACCGCCGCAACCGGGGATCCGGCGGCTCGAGCGACCCGCTCATCAACGCCCCCTCGAACCTGCTGACGGTCTGCGGCACCGGGACGACCGGCTGCCACGGCTGGATCGGCTCGAGTCCCACCGAAGCGCTCGAGCACGGCTACGTCGTGTCGCTGAACTCTCGAGAGGCCACCACGGACGTCCCGGTCGTGCACGCGGTGCACGGAGTCGTCTACCTGCTGGATGACGGGACGCTGCGCTTCCCGCCGACGTGGGGAGGTGCGGCCTGATGCCGCAGATCTGGGAGAAGACGGAGCGCGAGGCGATCGCCTGCGACCTGCTCCGGTTCGCCGTCTGGCGCGACGAGGGCATGACCGTTGCCCAGGCCGCTCGACAGATGGGCATCACGTCCGGCCTCGCCATGCGCTACGAGCGGGCGATCACAGCCCTGATGGACGACCTCAACAACGAGACGGCCCCCGATGCAACGGAGGCCGTCCCTGACCCCCCGAAGGAGATCCATCCATGACCGATCTTACGACCCCCCAGCCGGGCGTGCGTGAGCAGCAACTCATCGCCACCCGCGCACTTGCCAGGGCACTGGAGACCGACCTGCCCCCGGCAAACTGGACCGTCTCCCCGCATGGTCCGCTGAAGCTCGACGGTCTCGTGCCTCTCGTCGGCAAGACCGACACCGAGCTGCGCGCGGCCCTCGCCGCCTGGGCCGACTTCCTCGGGACCGAGGTCGCCTCGGAGCTGTGCTCCGATGAGGACGGCGACTGGACTCGTATCGAGGCGACGGCCGATTACGAGGGCGCGTCGCTCCGTGTCTGGACGAACGTCGAGAAGAAGGCGGCTGTCCGATGAGCGAGGAGTACACCGTCCCGGCCCTGCGAGACCAGGCCGACCGGATGCGCAAGCAGGCTGAAGAGGTCCTCGCCAAGGCGCAAGACACCGCCAACCAGATCGTTGCCGGCGGGCAGGACGAGGCCGCGAAGCTGCGCCGTGCCGCCGCCGAGATCGACAAGCTCGCCGACGGGCAGATGAGCACCGGCCCGGAGCCCGCGTTCACGATGCCGTGCTGGAACTGCGGACAGGCGATCGCACAGGACGCGCTCGGCTGGGGGCACGTCCACAACAACGAGACGGCCTGCCAGGTGCCCGGCCCGGACGAACACACGGCCACCCGTTCGCCTGCCGGGGACACGCGCGTGGATGGGGCGGGCGTCACCGGGGGGGTGGCGCAGTGAGCATCGAGCCGTACTACTCCGACGACACGGTCACCCTGTACCACGGCGACTGCCGGGACGTCCTGCCAGGACTCCCGCGCGAGTCGGTCGATCTGATCGTCACCGATCCGCCGTATGGCAAGAACTGGCAGAGCGGCTTCCGCAAGACGCGCCTCGCGCCGATCGAGGGCGACGACGGAACCTTGGACGTCGAGGCGTGCATAACCACAGCCCTGCGAGTCCTGCGGAACCAGCGCCACCTCTATGTATTCGGCCCGGCCGATCTGACGCTCTGTCCGACCATCAACGCCTCGGTCCCCATCATCTGGAACAAGACGATGCTCGGGACCGGGGACCTATCGCTGCCCTGGGGGGCGGCACATGAGCCGATCACCTTTGGCGTGCACGTCACGCGTCCGGCGGCTCGCGCCAGGGGGACCGGTCGCCTGGCCGCCAGACTCCGCAAGGGAAGCGTGATCACCGTCCCGCGCGCGAACGCTGGCCAGCTCGAAGACCGTCACGACCCGCAGCAGACGCCCAAGCCCGTCCTGCTGCTCCGGCAGCTGATCGAGTCCTCCAGCTGCTGGGGCGAGACGGTCCTGGACCCGTTCGCCGGATACGGGCCGACACTGACCGCCGCCCGTTTGGAAGGCCGTAAGGCGATCGGCATCGAGAAGGACGAAGCGACCGCCGAGAAGGCCGCCAAGAGGCTCGCGAACACTGCCGGAGGTGCCTGATGCCCTCCCCGGACACCCTCGCCACGATCGCCGCCGTCGTCTTCATGGCCCTGCTCGTCCTGTCGATGCGTCTTGTCCGCCCACCTGGCAGCAGCCGACCGCGTCACGGTGCGGCCTGGCTGGACGCCCACGAGGTGCCCGCCACGGCGCGCTACGGCCCGTACAACGACGAGCCCGCCACTGCCCCCATGTCCGCTGTGGTCACCATCCCCGACGGTGGCCCGTTCGCTGCGAGGACCGCGTAATGGCCATCGACGTCCACGAAGAGATCCGTCAACTCTGCGCCGAGATCGACGCAATGATCGCCGACGGCCGGGAGCAGGAGGCGCAGCTCCAGGTGCTCGGCACTGAGCTGATCGAGGCCAAGGCCGACCGTGACCGGGCCCGTGATGCAGCGGTCGCACTGGAGCAGCAACTCGCCGAGATCAAGAAGCTCGCCTACGTGGGCGGCCAGAACGGCGAGATCATCCGCGCCGCGATCCTCGGGGTCTTCGAGGGCGACCTGCACGAGGAGGACCTGTGACCCTCCACAACGCATCCGCCGTGTTCCACCCGGTCGTCACGTCCGCCGCGTTCACCGTGGCCGTGCTCGTCCCCCTCGGTGTCCTGTTCACCCTCGCGCACCTGCACGGCGTGCGCCGCGACAATGCCGAGGAGGACGCGTGAAGCCCCGACTGCTGGAGCTGTGCTCCAAGGCCGGCGGCGCCGCCGAGGGCTACGCCCGCGCCGGGTTCGAGGTCGTCGGGGTCGACAAGGACCCGCAGAAGAACTTCCCGTACGAGTTCACCCAGGCCGACGCACTCGACGTGATCCGCGACGAGGCGTTTATGGCGACCTTCGATGTGTACGCCGGCGGGCCGCCCTGCCAGCGGCACACCCTCGCGCAGCGGATCCGCGGCCGAGAACACCCCGACCTCATCCCGCCGGTCAGGGCTGCTTTTCAGGCCACCGGCAAGCCGTACGTCATCGAGAACGTCGTCGGCGCCCCGCTCATCAACCCGGTCGAGCTGTGCGGCTGCATGTTCCCCGGCTTGAACGTCTACCGGGAACGGCTCTTCGAGATGGGCAACTGGCCTGCGATCGGCCAGCCACCGCACCAGCCGCATGCCGAGCCGCTCGTAAAGATGGGCCGCCCGCCGAAGCCCGGCCACCGCATGCACGTCGTCGGGAACTTCTCCGGCGTCGCTGAGGCAAAGGCCGCCATGGGCATCGACTGGATGACCCGCGACGAGCTCCGTGAGGCGATCCCGCCGGCCTACACCGAATACGTCGGCCGCCTGCTGATGGCCGAGCTCGAGCGGAGGGCCGCGGCATGAGCGCCACCTTGCTGACCCTCACCCCGCCGGATGCCGAATGGATGGCCAAGGCGATCTGTCACGGCAGGGGGGCGCTCATGGAAGCCGAGACGCCCGCGGCCGAGAAGCTCGCCAAGGCGATGTGCCACGCCTGCCCTGTCGAGGACGCCTGTGCCCGCTGGACGCTGTCCCTGCCGCCCCGCGAGGACGTGTCGGGGGTCGCCGGCGGGATGACGGCGAAGGAGCGGGAGAAGGTGCGGCGCCGTATCCGGCGGGGGAAGGTGGCCGGCCCAGAGGAGCCGAGGGCGTGCACGCGCGGCAAGGAATGCGTGCACGGCGAGGTCAAGCAGCCCGCGCACGAGTTCTACCAGCGGCCGAGATATCCGGGCGGGCGGGAGAGGCAGTGCCGGACCTGCTGCCAGAAGCGGTACCGCGCGAACAGGGCGGCCAGGCGCGCCAAGGAAGAGGTGGCCTCGTGATCGACCCTCTCGGCACCCTGCCGATGTTCCCCGAACCCGAACGGCCGCGATTGCACGCGGTGAGCGGGATGGTGCGCCCCTGGTACCGCGGTATCGACCCGGGCTATGGCGACCACCTCTTCATCGACTGCGAGGAACTCACCTACGAGGGTGAGCCGCGTGAGGGCGTGGGGTGGATGAACCCCTACGACCCGGCCGTATGCCTGTCCTGCCTTCGCCGCTACGACCCGGATGAGTGCTGGAGGCGATCCAACGATGACTACGAGTACTGACCGGGTCGCCTACCAGCGCGCCTACCACGGTGCCCGGCAGCGGGCCCTGGCCCGCCTTGCCGCCGCCCACCGCGGTGAGTATGCGGCCCTTCTCGCGGCCGAGCGGGCTGGAGATGAGGACCCTCTCGCTCTCCTGGAGCGCGAGAGGGTCCGCCGCCCGGACGACCTGGAGGCCGAGAGGTACGCGCCCGAGCCGGCCGAACGCGGCTACTGGAACCACCCCACCATCAGCGGACAGGACGAGAGCTGAATGACCTGGTTCAAGGTGGACGACTCGTTCCACTCCCACCCCAAGGTGCTGGCCACGTCGCCCGCAGCGCTGGGTCTGTGGGTCGTCGCCGGGGCGTGGAGCGGAGCGAACCTCACGGATGGGTTCGTTCCCGACTCCGCGCTCCTGCGGCTTCTCCCGGACTCTGCCGAGCTGGCCGACGTGCTGGTCACCGCAGGGTTGTGGAGGCGAGCGAAGGGCGGCTACCGGTTCCACGACTGGGGCGACTACAACCCGAACAGTTCGGATGTGAAAAAGGAGCGCGACGCAGCCCGGGAACGCATGAGAAACCTGAGGGCAAAACGTAAACCTGCTGGTCAGTCCGGGAATCGTTCGGGCGAACATGGGGCGAACGTTCGGGCGAAGTTCACCGATCGTTCGCAACCCCGACCCGACCCGACCCGTAGTTCTCCTAACGGAGAACTAAAACAAGATGCCCCCCCGGCTTCGCCGGGACCCCCCAAGGGGTCACGAGGCACGCGCTTGCCCGATGACTTCACCGTCTCGGCAGACATGGCCGCATGGGCGCGCGAGAAAGCACCCTCGTGCGGCACCGCCGACCACGAAGCGTTCCGCGACTACTGGCTTGGCATCGCCGGCGCGAAAGGCCGGAAGGCCGACTGGCCAGCCACGTGGCGGAACTGGATGCGCCGCGAACACGAACGGCGAACCCCCGCGGTTCGATCCGCACCCGGCAGCTCCGTCGTGCACATCGACCGCCGCCAGCAGGCCACCAACGATCTGTTCGACCGCGCGATGGAGCGCGCCCGAGCCCGAGACGCCGAGGAGGCTCACGGTGAACCATGAGGAAACCGCGGTCCTGTGCCGCTACGTCAAGGCGTGCTGCCCGCAGCAGGCGATCGATGAGTTCACCCCCGATGCCTGGCATGACCTGCTCGGACATCTGACCCTCACCGACTGCCGTACCGCAGTGGCGAACGTCGCCGGCCGTCAGCCGTTCGTCGCCCCCGCCGAGATCCGCGGTGAGGTGCGGCGGATTCGCTCCGGCCGACTGGAGGGCTTCCAGTACGTGCCCGTCGAAGGCGACAAGGACCCGCAGGTCTACCTCGCCGCGTTGCGTGCCCAGCGCACCGCGGTCGCTGACGGCCGCCGCGAGGCAGCTCCTGCGATCGAGGGCGGCACGACGCGTGACGTCCCAGCGCTGCTCGCCCAGTGGAGCACCCGGCCATGACCACCGACCAGGACGAGGCAGCCGAGAAGGCGATCGAGTGGCTGGCCCGGCAGGTCCGCGAGGTCTGCCCTCCGTCGCTGCTCGCCGATGAGCACGCCTGGGCCCACCGCATCGTCACCGCGATGCGGGAGGAGCACTGGAAGTGCGTGATCCCCTCGCAGACCGTCATCACGGCCCGCCGTGAAGGCGACCCGCCGAACGAGACGTACGAGGCCGCGAAGGCCGCCATCACCCGGAAGGAAGACCCGAATGCCTGAGATGGGCGAGGAGCTGCGCGAGCAGGTCACCGAACTGCTCGGCGAGCCGAACGAGGCAGTTGTCGACGCGCTGCTGGTGTACGCCACCAACAAGGTCGCCCATGTCGCGGGCGCGGCACTGAACGCCCGCTGGCGTGCCGAGGATGAGCTGACCGAAGCGCGAGGCGAGCTGGGCCGTCTCCGCAACCGCATCACCGCGCTGGAGGCCAACGGAAGCGAACTCCTGGCACGAGGCGAGCAACTGGCGGCCGAGCGCTGCCCATCCTGCGACCACCTCGCCGGACATCACCAGCCGGAGGGCTGCTGGTACGCCATCACGACCAGCGAGCCCGGTCGCGACCTCGTGTGCCCGTGCATCGTGCCGTACGCCCCTGAGAGCAACGCTGACGCCCCCTCTCCCGTGACTGCGGCTACGGAGGCGCACGGAGAGACGACAGAGGCACAGGAGGGCCCACGATGAGGGTGCTCGTTACGGGATCTCGCGGCTGGAGCGACGAGACCGCCATCCGCCGCGCGTTCGCTGAGATCGCCATGCTGCACGGTCCGGAGAACATGACCATCGTGCACGGTGCTTGCGTGCGCGGTGCCGATGCCCTCGCCGATGAGATCGCTCGCGCTTGGACGGGCATGACGATCGAGCGCCACCCGGCCGAGTGGGGCCGCTACGGCAAGCGTGCGGGCTTCATGCGCAACCAGGTGATGGTCGACGAGGGCGCGGACGTCTGCCTCGCGTTCATCGTCGACGGCTCACGCGGTGCCACGCATTGCGCAGAGCGTGCCGCGCTGTTCGGTATCCCGGTCCGCTACCACCGTGTGACCACGCGAGGTGCTCGTTGACCCTGTCCCAGCACGTCATCACCGACCTGGAATGGGTCATCGCCTACTGGCCCGACCTCACCGAGTCCCGCCTGCCCGGCACCGCCCGGCCATGGCGCCAGCCCGAGCTCACGCCCGACCAGCGCGCCGAACGCGACCACGCCGCCCGGCTGGAGCGCGCGGATCGGTCCGATGATGCCTGGGGGGAGACGCCGGCCCCGGTCGACGTCGGCGTCCTGGACCTGCTCGCCTCGCTGTTGTGGGATGCCGACACGATCCATGAGCACGTCGCCCAGGCGGCCGGTGTCGAGCGCCTCGCACCGCCCAGCACCGCGTTCGCCGATGCGCGGCCGTACCTGAGCTACGCGGCCAAGCACCTGCCCGCCATCGATGATGCCGCCGTGCTCGACGTGATCGCGGGCTACGCCAACGGCATGAAGCAGGACATCGCCCGCGCCCTCTGCCTCGTCTACGACGGCCAGCGCCTCGACGTCGAATGCCCGTGGTGTGAGGGCAGGACCGAGCTTGCCCCGGTGGGCGGTGAGAAGACCTGGCGTGTACGGGAGCTGCCAGGTGGTCTCGTCGCCATCGTGTGCGAGTCCGGGACGTGTGAGCCGCCGACGAAGGATGTGGGGACGTGGCATCGCGGCCGACCATGCTGGCCCACGTGGGACTGGGAGTTCCTCGCCGAGCACGTGAAGCCCGAGGTCGCGGCGATCCTGCGCAGAGCCAAGGTGGCTCAGCCGTCGAATTCCGAGGGCGAGGAGCGTGTGATGGACTCAGCCACTTCCGCGCTCCTGTCCGGAGTGACCACCAAGGACTGGGAGGCCAAGCAGGTGACGGACGTGGAGAAGCGAGAGAGGATGGCGGTATGAGTGAGCAGCCGCTCGATCCGACGCTCGTCATCCCGCCCGGCTCTGACACGGATCTCACTGAGATCCTGTTCGATGCGGGCGACGAGGTCCTCGCGGGCGACATGATGACTGACGCGTTCACTGGCGAGCCCGTGCCGCTGCGGGAGTCGTGGACGTGCGCCGAGACCGGTTGGTACGTCTATGCGAACGGGACCTACACGATGGTGGGTAGCGACGACGACTGACCTGGCTTGACGCAGGTTATCCACGTGGTTGTCCACATGATGATCTTCGGATACAGTCACTTCTACAACACGCATGTCCGAGAGGCTCGCCAACCGGCGGGCCTTTCCGCATTCCAGGAGCTGACCGAGGCGGTGATCTCGTGTGGCTCGCATCTCCGACAGCAAGCGCCAGACGATCGCCGCCGACATCCGCGCAGGCAAGGCTCGCAACCAGATCGCCCGCGATCACGGCGTCTCGGCCGGCACGGTAACGAACATCGCTCGCGAGTTCGTGATCGAAGATGCCTTTGACCGGTCAGCCACAAAACGCGCTACAGAAGCCGCCGAAGCCGACGATCGAGCGTGGCGGGTCAGCACCTCGCGTCGCTTCCTGACGGTGGCGAACGACCTGCTCGACCAGCTGAAACAGCCGCACATCGTGTTCAACATCGGCGGCAAGGACAACGTCTACACCGAGCACCAGCTGGACGCCCCGCCGACCGCGGACATCCGCAACCTGGTCGTCTCGGCCGCGACGGCGTTCGACAAGCACCTCGCCCAGGACCGCCACGACGTTGGCGGCGACGTGAGCGAGGTCGAGTCCCTGCTGGACTCCCTGTTCGACGAGCTGCAAGCCAGGCATGGCGATGGCTCCGAAGCTGAGTGAGCTTCAAGAACGCTCGATCGCCCACGCCAACGCCCGACTGAACATCTGGTCCGGCGCGGTCCGCTCCGGCAAGACGATCGCCTCGCTACTGCGCTGGATGATGTACATCCCCCAAGCGCCGGCCGGTGGCGCGCTGGTCGTGTCCGGCAAGACCTACGACACGGTGGCCCGCAACGTGTTCGGGCCGCTCGCCGACCCGGCCATCACCGGCAAGTCGGCCGCGCTGGTGAAGTGGACCCGCGGCGCACCGACGGGAACGATCCTCGGCCGCACCATCGAGGTCATCACCGCGAACGATGAGCGAGCCGAGGGCCGGCTGCGAGGCATGACGTGCGCCGGCGCCTACATCGACGAGGCGACGCTGCTGCCGGAGTCGTACTGGACGCAGATGCTCGCCCGCCTCAGCCTCAAGGGCGCGAAGCTGTTTGCCACGACCAACCCCGATGGCCCGAACCACTGGCTGCGACAGAACTTCCTGCTCCGTAAGCATGAGCTTGACCTGCGGTCCTGGCACTTCACCCTCGACGACAATCCGGCGCTCGATTCCGACTACGTCCGCTCGCTGAAGCTGGAATACGTCGGCCTCTGGTATCGGCGCATGATCCAGGGCGAGTGGTGCCTGGCCGAGGGCGCGATCTACGACATGTTCGACCCCGAACGCCACGTCGTGGACATCCTGCCGCCCATCCAGCGCTGGCTCGCTCTCGGCGTGGACTACGGCACGGTGAATCCCTTCGCCGCCCTGATGCTCGGCGTGGGCACGGACGGGAACCTCTACCTCGCTCACGAGTGGTGGTGGAACTCCAAGCAGCAGCGCAAGCAGCTCACGGACGTGGAGTACTCGACGCGGCTGCGCGGCTGGATGGACGCTGACCTGGGCGGGATTCGCCCGCAGTACGTCGTCATCGACCCGAGCGCAGCGAGCTTTATGACGCAGGCATGGCAGGACGGCCTGAGTCCCACGCTCGGCAACAACGAGGTGCTGAACGGCATCCGTACCGTGTCCTCACTGCTGGCGCGCGGCAAGCTTCGCATCCACCGCTCGTGCCGCAACCTGCTGAACGAATTGCCCGGCTACTCCTGGGACGACGTCAAGGCCGCCAAGGGCGAAGACGCACCGATCAAGGTCGATGACCACGCGAGCGATGCGATGCGGTACGCGATCCACACCACCGAGGGCCACTGGCGGCACCACGTGAGGGAAGCGGCGTAGCTCACTCTCCGTCGACTTGCTACTCGCCAGTACGGATGCCACCTGGGCATCCATCGCGCCACTTGCCACCGAACGTAACCAGCCCAAGGGGGTATCGCTCACATGCCCCTGCCCACTGGTGGAGTGTGGCCGCCCGAGCCGCTCGCCCCGATTTACCAGCGCCTGGCCTCCTGGGCCGCCTGGTACTCCGGGTCACCCGATGACCTGGCCCGCGCCTACGGCGCCTACTCCGCGGCGCCGTACGACACGACCGCCCTCCAGCGTGTACGCGAGCACCCCTCGCAGTACCGCGGCGGCGTCGTCGGCTGGTTCGCGCGCTTCTTCTGGGGCGAGCCCTTCACGGCCACGCAGAAGAACACCAAGCTGCACATCCCCATTGCCTCCGATATTGCCGCGACCTCCGCTGATCTGCTGTTCTCCGAGCCGCCCACGATCACCGTCAAGGACGAGACCACCCAGAAGCGCCTCGATGAGCTGATCGATGACGGCGTGCACGCCACGCTGCTCGAAGCGGCTGAGGTGTGTGCCGCGCTCGGTGGCGCGTACCTGCGGGTCTGCTGGGATCAGGCGATGGGCGACAAGCCCTGGCTCGACGTCGTCCACGCCGATGCTGCGGTGCCTGAGTGGAAGTGGGGCCGGCTGTCCGCGGTGACCTTCTGGCGGGAGCTGTCCAACGATGGCACGACCGTCTTCCGCCACCTCGAACGCCACGAGCCCGGCAAGATCCTGCACGGCCTGTACAAGGGCACGCCCACCGAGCTCGGCAAGTCGGCGGCGCTGGAGTCGCTGCCGCAGACCGAGGCCATTGCCGAAGCGGCCGACGACACGGGCATGATCGCGACCGGCATTAAGCAGCTCGACGTCGTGTACGTGCCGAACATGCGGCCCAACCGATTGTGGCGCTCCTTGCCGGCCGGTGCGCCGTATGGGCGTTCGGACTTCTCCGGCACCGAGCAGCTCATGGACGCCCTCGATGAGACGTACTCCTCCTGGATGCGCGACATCCGCCTCGGCAAGGCCCGGCTGATCGTCCCGAAGATCTACCTGCAATCGCTCGGTGCAGGCGATGGGGCGCACTGGGATCCGGAGCGCGAGGTGTACGAGAGCGTCGAGATGCTCGGCGACCCGTCGCAGATGCAGATCACCGAGAACCAGTTCGCGATCCGCGTGACCGAGCACAAGGAGACCGCCTACGACCTGATGACCAGGATCGTCAGCGCGGCCGGGTACGAATCACAGACGTTCGGCCTGATGGGCGAGAACGCTGTCGCGCTGACCGCCACCGAGGTTGCCGCGCGGGAGCGGAAGTCGTTCATCACCCGCCAGCGAAAGATCAACTATTGGCGTCCTGCGCTCATGGAGATCATCGAGACGCTGCTGGCCATCGACCAGGCCGTGTTCAACTCCGGCATCACGCCGTCCAAGCCCGACCTTGAGTGGGGCGATGGCGTGAGTGAGGACCCGACGACCGTGGCGCAGACCGTCCAGGCCCTGCATGCTGCCGAGTCCGCCTCGACCGAGGTGCGCGTCGCGATGGTCCACCCGGACTGGGACGAGACGCAGGTCACCGAAGAGGTCACCAAGATCCAAGGTGAGCAGCAGGCCATGAACGTGTCCGACCCGTTCGGCGGCATGGGGTCAGGCGGGTCGGACACCCCACCTGACCAGCAGCAACAGGACCCGGCAGCAGCGTACGGAGGATCAGGATGAGCCGCGCCGAAGAGATCGCCTACGCCTTCCATGCGACCTATGAGCACCTCGCGCCCGAGTACGGCTACGAGACCCGCGAGGCGTCGGCCGTGCCGTGGAAGGACGTGCCCGAGGCGAACAAGAACCTGATGATCGCGGTCGTCCGGTCGCTGCTCGCTGATGGGGTCATCGCAGTCCCGCCGGTCACGGTCAACGTCCACGTCACCGGAACGACGCGCAGCGAAGCCGAGCTGGCGAAGGTGGTCCAGGACGCCGTACGGAACAACCCTCTGCGCGGGCGATAGAGCGATGCCCGGCTCGCACGGCTTCCAGTCACGCAGCCAGTGGCGATGGGCCTTTGCCACGGGCAAGACCTGGGCGCACCGTCACGCGCACGCCACACCGGGCGGGAAGAAGATCCGGTACCGGCGGCTGCCGACCCGCAAGAGGGCACCTGGAGTGAGGAGCGCACGGTGATACCTGCCTGCATTCTCGTTGCTGTATGTGTGCTCGGCCTCGTGGTCGGATGCGCCTTCGGGCGGATCTCCCGTCGGTGTGGCTACGGCTTGGCGGCCTGGGACGAGAAGAACGCTGCCGATGGCGACCACCCAGCCACCGCCTGAGTCCGCCTCTCCGGCCCTCGCCGCTGGTCTCGCGGTCACCGTCACGCAGATCTACGTCGATGGCGAAGCCGCGATCCTCGCCGCGATCACCCTCAACGCCCGCATCGCCCTGCGGTCCCTCGATCCGGCCACCGAGCTGGCCCGCCGCTCCCCTGCCGTACAGAGCGCCGTACGCCGCATCATGGACCGTGCCGAGCACCTTGCCGCCCGTGCCGTACCGAAGGCCCTCAGCGAGGCGTACGGGCGCGGCCACGGCATCGAGCAACTGGCAGCCGAGCATGCCGTCCGGGACGCCCTCGGCCGACTCCGGACACTCCGGTACGGCATCCAGCGCTGGGTCTGGCGGCTACTCGGCCGCCTCACCGCCGCGATGCGCACACCGAACCCGCGAGCGACGGCCGACCACACGCTCCAGCAGGCGGCAGGCAAAGGCATCACCGGCTTCGCGGACTCGCGCGGCCGTGAGTGGGCCCTGCGCTCGTACGTCGAGCAGACCGTGCAGCATCAGGCAGGCCAGGCCGCGATCGAGGGCTTCACCGACCGTCTCGCGGCCGAGGGCGACGACCTGGTCATCGTGACCGAGTCCCCGCATCCGTGCCCGCTCTGCGATCCGTGGGAACACGAGGTGCTCTCGGTCTCCGGCGCCGACCCGAAGCGGCCGAGCATGGCTACGGCACGCGAGGCGGGCCTGTTCCACCCACGTTGTCACCACACCATTTTCGCGTGGGCTCCGGGCTTCGTCTGGCCGCCACACTCGCTGAGCAACCAGCCCGGCACCTACGAGGCCACCCAGCGCCAGCGCGACATCGAGCGGCACATCCGCTCCTGGAAGCGCCGCCAGGATGCGGCCCTGGACGACGCGACCAAGGCCAAGGCGGGCGTGAAGGTCCGCGCCTGGCAGGCCGAGCTACGCAAGCACCTCGCCGCCGAGGGCCTCAAGCGGTCCCGTCAGCGCGAGCGCACCGACTACGGCCACACGCCATCCATCAGGCACGCGCATGGGTGACGTGGTGCGCGGTCAGGCGACGTGCCGTACGGCCACCACGGCGGTCTCGCCGGTCGTGTTGTAAACCTCAACGTCCGTGCCGAGCACGTGCGTCCATGTGGCCTCGGGGATCGTCTGCGGTGGTGGCGTCCTCGGGTACTGGCCGCTGGTCTGCTGACGACTCCAGCGCCACCGGAGCGGCTCGCAGTTGGCGAAGCGCACGGCGCCCTTCTCGTGAGGCTCGGCCGTCTCCCACTCTTCGGGCCTGGTCAGGCTCGGTACGTACCACTCCCAGTCGCTCATGGCCCCATTCTCCCACTTCACAGCTCAGATAGGGGCCCACGTGGCATGGACCGAGACCGCGCACCCGCGCAACATGAAGGGTCCGGGCGGCGGCGAGTTCAAGGGTGGCTCGGGAGCGAAGCCAGCGGCCAAGCCCGCGAGTAAGAAGCCGGGCGCCAAGAAGGCCGGAGCCGCTCCGCACGGCTCGATGAGCTTCAACGGCAAGACCGGCACAGGCTACGGCTCCAAGAACGGCGACCCGCGCGTCAAGAAGCTCCAGACGATGCTGAACAAGCTCGGCCTGAAGGACGCGCACGGCAAGCCGCTCGCCGTCGACGGGAAGCTCGGCCCGCTCACCACCCAGGCGATCAAGGCGTGGCAGCGCAAGAACGGCATGAAGGCCGACGGTGTCGTCAGCCCGGCAATGCTCGCGAAGGCCGGCGCGCGCAAGACCACTACCGCGCACGTTCGCGCTCGCGCGGCGAAGGCGAAGCCCCAGGCGGCACCCAAGCCGAAGCCCCGTGCGCCGCTGCCCAAGCCGTACTGAGACCTCCGGCCAGCCGGCCGGGAAGTAGAGACGGGCCAGGCGTCCGGCTCAATCGCAGGAGATCACCATGACCGAATCCGCGGCGCCAGGCGCGCCCGAGGCCGGACAGCAGGACGGTGGCCAGCAGCCAGCAGCTGCCGAGACCGAAACCCAGCAGCCGAGCGAGCAGGCGCAGGACGTCGCGAAGCTCCCCGACTGGGCGCAGAAGGAACTCAAGGACGCACGAAACCAGGCGGCGAGATACCGCACCGAGAAGAACGCGGCCACGGAGCAGGTCTCCGCGGAACAGGCGAGAGTCGCCGCGATCCTCAAAGCCGCGGGCATCAATGCCGACGGCGACGAGGTGCCCGATCCCGATGCGCTTGCCGCGCAACTCGGCGAGCACCAGACCGAACTGTGGTCGGCGAAGGTCGAGCTACAGACCATCAAGGCCGCCGACAAGCACGGCGTGAATCCCGATGCGCTCACCGACTCGGTGAAGTTCTGGGAGTCCATCGGCGACGTCCAGCTCGATGACCCGGAGTTCGCCTCCAAGGTCGACGCCGCGATCAAGGACGCGCTCAAGGCCAACCCCGGCCTGAAGGCCACCACCAGCACCGCCGCCGCCCGCTCGGGTGGCGAGATGACCGGAGCGCCGCCGCCCGCAAAGCAGCGGCCCAAGAGCCTCACCGAAGCCCTCAGAGGGGCCCTCGGCGGCTAAGCCAAGGAGAACTACATGCCTGTCACGCTCGCACAGGCGGCGGTGAACACGCTGAACGACGTCGACTTCAGCGTGATCGACAACCTCCGCCGCTACTCGTGGCTGCTCGACCAGGTCGTCTGGGACGACTGCGTCAACCCGGCCGGTGGGGGCTCGACCCTCACCTACGGCTACACGCGGCTCACCACCCCGGTCGGCGCCGCGTTCCGTGCCTACAACACCGAGTACACGCCCGGTCAGGCCGGCCGGACCCGGTTCACCACGGACCTGAAGCCCCTCGGTGGCGCGTTCACCCTGGACCGCATCCTGGCCAACCTCGGACCGGCCGCCACGAACGAGCTGAGCTTCCAGATGCAGCAGCTCATGACCGGCATGAAGATCCGCTTCCAGCAGGAGGTCATCCTCGGCGACACCGCCGTGGACTCCGCCGGCTTCGACGGCCTGTCCAAGGCCCTGACCGGCACCTCCACCGAGAAGACCGTGAACTACCTCGGCGGCACCACGACCGACTGGCGCCCGCAGACCGTGATCACCCAGGTCGAGGCCAACAAGCGCCTCGATGAGGTCGATGACTGGCTGTCGCTGATCGTGCCGAGCCATACCGGCTCGGGCGACCAGGGCGAGCCGGGTGCGCTGCCGGCGGGCACGCGGGCCATTCTCGGCAACACCAAGAGCATCGCCCGCGTGCGGTCGCTGGCCCGCTGGGCCGCGCTGTACACCAACGACAAGGACGACCTCGGCCGCCAGGTCGAACGGTACGGACCGTGGGTCCTCGTCGACATCGGCGACCGCTTCGACGGGTCCGCGCCGATCATCCCGATCACAGCCGGCGGCCTGACCGACCTGTACGCGGTCACCTTCGGGCTGGACGCCTTTCATGGCGTGTCCACGGCCGGCTCGCCGATGGTCCGGTCCTGGCTGCCCGACTTCTCCGTTGCCGGAGCCGTCAAGTCTGGCGAGGTCGAGATGGGCCCGCTGGCCATGGTCCTGAAGAACACCAGGAGCGCGGCCGTGCTGCGCGGAATCCAGGTGCAGTGATGACCAGGCACAACGTGCACGCTCCCGAGGCGGACTACGACGGCAAGGTCGGCGACGTCCAGTTCACCGACGGCAAGGCCGTCATCGATGAAGACGTCCACCCTTCGGTGCTGGCGTACTGCCGGACCGCGGGTTACCACGTCGAGGAAGCCGACGAGCCGGAGGCCGAGCAGCCCGAGACGCCGGACGGCAAGCCCGCCGTGAACGCGAACAAGGACGCATGGCTGCGGTACGCGATCCAGCTCGGCGCGACCCCGGAGCAGGCCGAACTGACCAAGGCCCAGCTCATCGAGTGGGTCAACGAGCGCGAAGGAGAGAACAAGTGACCCAGCTCGGCCTCTACGGCGGCATCGTCCGCGATGCCCTCGCGGCGTACGGGACCATGGGCCCGACGTCGCCCACGCAGTTCTACCGCGCCACACAGCCACGCGTCGGCCTGTACGACTCGGCCAGCGACACCGGCAACGTGGCACTCACCACCCAGGTCATGACCTCGGTGCCGATCCTGCTTGCCGCCGGCGACGTCGTCACGAACCTGTCGTTCGTGTCCGGCGCCACCGCGGCCGGCACGCCGACGAACTGGTGGTTCGGCCTGTACGACACCGCGGCCACCTCCGCGCTGATCGCGCAGACCGCGGACCAGACCTCGACGGCCTGGGCCGCGTTCACGGTCATGACCAAGGCGCTGGCGACCGCGTACACCGTCCCGAAGACCGGCGTGTACTGGGCGGCCATCCACGTCAAGGCGACCACCGTCCCGACTCTGCTCGGGTCGATCGTGGCCAAGCCGATCGTGACCGGCGAGCGGAACCTGGCCCAGACGTCCGGGTCCTCGCTCACCACGACCGCCCCGGCGACGATCGCCACTCCCGCGGTGGCGAACTTCGCGCCGTACTGCGTGGCGACCTGACCGATGGCGTACGCGACGATCGGCGAGCTGACCACGCATCTGGGCAACGGCTACGCGCCGAACAACGCCCAGGCGCTGCTCGATCGGGCGACGCGCGACATCGACACGGCGCTGCTGTCGGCGATCTACGACGCGACCGACCCGGTCGTGATCGCAGCACTCAAGGACGCCTGCCTTGAGCAGGTCGTCTACCAGCTGGAGATCGGCAATGTTGCCGGGATCCGGCACGGCATGCAGGCCGGCGTGCCCTCGGGTGCTTCGGCCGGCACGGTGGACCTGTCCCGTGGCCTGTCCGCGGGCGGGTCCACCGTCGATCAGCCGCGCATCGGCGAGCAGGTCTTCTCGATCCTCCAGCAGGCGGGGCTGACCGGCCAGGCCCCGTTCACGTACCTGACATGAGCGACCGCAAGCTGATCCGCCAGGGCATCGCCACCTACTTCGGCGGGGCGACCTTTGACGCGGCCCACCAGATCTACCGGCCGACTCCACTGGCCGCAGCAGGCCTCGGCGGCGTGCGGACGTTCATGCCCGTCATCGTGACCGGCGAGGACCGGATGATCGGCCTGACCGCAGGCAGCTCGATGGGCGCCGTCATGGGCGTCTGGCTGGGCGAGTCCGCCGAGAAGCGCCTGACCATCGGCGGCACCCTCGACCGGCCGTACGCCGTGCACCTGATGATCTGGCACCTGTCCATGGGGCCGATCACCGAAGACGCCCAGTCTCACATCGATGACCTGGTCGAGGCCATCGTCGCCCGCATCCGTGCGGACCCGACACTCGGCATGGGCCCGGACTCGTCCGGCCCGAAGGTCACCCAGGCCGGCGAAGGCGAACGCGGCATCACAACCTCGCCAGGATGGCCCGCCACCGAACCGGGCTCCTCACCGAGAACGCTGCAAGACGCGGCGATCTCCTTCCAGGTCAACACCTATCCGAACATCGCGTGAGGCAGGCATGAGAGCCACATACAAAGGCGACGCCCCCGTCACCTTCTCCCACTACCTCGACGTCAGCGACCGCGATGCGATCACGACGCTGAAGGCAACGCCCGGCGAGACCTACGACATCGAGCAGGCCACCGGCCTCACCGCACCGACCGTGGACGGCCAGTTCACCGACCTGACGCTGCCCATGCCGCCGGATCGCGACTGGAGCGAGACCGACGCGCCCACGTGGGCTGAGGTCGCCGCGAAGGCAGCTGCCGAAGCGCCACCCGACGAAACGCCACCTGCCAACCCGGCGCCGCCAGCGGTTACGCCGCCCGCCCGCGCGAAGAAGAAGGAGCAGGCCGATGGCTAGCCCCGTGGTGTTCCCCGGCGAGCGCACGTTCGTCGGCTTCGGCAAGGAAAGCTCGAACGGTACGGCCGTCGCGCCGACCCGCTTCGTGCCGTGGACGAAGCTCGACACCGAAGACAGCCCCGGCCTGCTCATCGACGACGCGCAGCGCGGCTCGATGGCGGTCGAGTACAACGCCGTCGCCGGGCCGCGGATCGGGTCGGTGGACCTGGAGACGTACCTGTACGTCGACACGATGGGCGACCTGCTCTACAACATGTTCGGCGGCTACGCCGTCGGCGCCGCGGTGTCCGGTGTCTACCCGCACACGTTCTCGCTGCTGAACAGCGGCGACGGGCAGCCGGTGGCGCACACGATCACCGACAACACCAACCTGACGCCGACGGTCAACGCCCGCGCGTATGCCTACGCGTGCTGCTCGGAGCTGGAGATCTCCGGCAACGCCACCGGCCTGGTCACCGTGAGCGCGAAGTACACCACCTACGCCTCCGCTCCGGCCGGTTCCGCGCCGACGAACACCGTCACGGCCGAGGTCGTCATCCCCACCTTCAAGTCCGCCATCACCGTCGGCGGTGCAGCGCAGCCGAACGTTCGCGAGTGGGGCATCACGATCTCCCGTGACCTGGAGGTCGTCGACACGGCCGACGGCACGCCGGACCCGTACGCGATCGTCCGCAAGGGCATGACCGTGGCGGGCAAGCTCACCTATGCGGCCAAGGACGAGGCCCCGCTGACCGCCCTCATGGCGGCCACCGGCCAGGCCATCGTCTACAACATCGACTCCGGCGGCACCGTGGCCAACCTCCGGAACCTGACGCTGACCTGCACAACCGCGAAGTACAACTCCGGCCCGATGAACCGCGACACCCCGATCGGCTGGGAGATGTCCTGGAAGGGTTTCGCCAACGCCACCGACGTCGGCGCTTCCGGTGGCCTCGGGCCGGTCAAGGCCGTCCTGCAGAACCTCGTCACCACCTACTGAGAAAGGCGCCCCCCATGCGCGTCGACTTCGAAGACGGCCAGTGGGCCGAGATCCACACTCCGGGCGAGATGCCTCGGCTCGTCACCGTCCGCCTGCAGGACATGCTCGTCGACATTCCCGAGGACCCGGCCAGATACGAGTCATTGCAGCGCATGGAGCGGCTGCGGGACACGCTGATGGCGATGGTCATCAAGCAGTGGTCCTATGACTTCGAGCGGTCCGAGGACGGCGCGGCCGAGGACATCCATCAGCTTCCGCAGGACTCCTACGACGAGCTGAAGCGCAAGACCCACGAGCACTGGGAGAAGGCGGGTTTTACCGAGACGATCGAGGAGGAGGAGACGAAGCCGGCAGCGAAGAAGAGGTCACCCGCGAAGACGACCTCCTCCGCCTGAAGAACGTCCTCAACGGCCATGTGATCCCCGGCCTGGAACCCTCTCACTGGGCGCTGAAGGCGCTGCCGTACGCGAGGTACGCGCTCGCCCACGGCTGGACGCCCTGGCAGGTCGACAACCAGGTGTACGCGTGGCTCGATGACTGGCTCCTTCCTGTCGAAGAGCTGATCCGGGAGGTCTCGGGTGAGCGAAGCGGGGGACGCGCTCCGGCGCATGGCGGACAGGGCTGACAACGAAGGCGGTCGAGCGGCGGCCGAGGCGATGGCCGACGCCGGACGGGATGAGATCCAGCGCAAGCTCGGCCAGCGCTCCCATGGTCGCGGTACACCGACCCCCTCCGCACCAGGTACCCCGCCCGCACGCATCTCAGGTGCCCTGCAGGGCTCGATCCACGCAGCCCCGCCTGCTGGTGGCGGCGGCCACTGGTACGCCTACGTCGGCCCTCGTGGCGTCGTCTACGCGGGCATCCAACAGCACGGCGGCGTGGCCGGCCGCAACCACGCATCTCACCTGCCGCCGCGCCCGTACATGGACGTGAGCGGCGCCTACAGCCGCATCGCATCTGCCGGGGCATCCGCCTTCTATCGCGTCGTGATCGGGGGGTGAGATGGCCGATCTGCCTGAGGTCAGAGAGAAGTTCGTTGCTGACACCAGCGGTTATTCCGCGCGTCTGCGCGAGGCCGCGCGGGACGCTGACAAGTTCGGCGAAAAGAACTCCGAGGCCGCGCTCGCCGCTCGGAAAATGGGGCTGGCCGCGAAGGATGCCGCGGACAAGGCCGCCCGTGCCATGTCGAAGGCGGGCGAGGCCGCCGAGAAGCTCGCCATGGGCGAGATCAAGGCAGATGAGGCAGCCCAGGCCGAGGCTGATGCTCTGCGCGAGGTCGAGCGCGCCGCAATCAAGGCGGCTGAGGCCGAGCGAGCGGTAGGGAAGGCGGCCGACCAGGCGGCCGACCAGATGCGTCAGCTTGCGCGCGACGCGGAGCTGGCAGGAGCGGCACAGCGGCTCGCCTCACTGAAGGCCGGCGGTGCGGTCAAGACCCACAATGCCCTGCTCAAGCAGCTTGAGGGCCGCTTCGGTGACCTCTCAAAGGAGGGCTCGGGAGCCTTCCAGGAGATCGAGAAGTCCGGCACGTCCGCTTTCGAGTCCATCGGCTCATCCGGACCGGGCGCGATCATCCTCGTTACGGCCGCCCTTGCCGCGGTGCCGTTCGCGGCCGTCGCTGCCGAGGGTGCGATCACCCTCGGACTGGGCGGCGCTCTCGCCGGCCTCGGACTGGCGGCGACGAAGTCGGACTCACAGGTCCAGGCCGCCCTTCACGGCATGACGTCGCACGTTAAGTCGATGACGGCGCAGATTGCCGCACCCTTCAAGCAGACGTGGCTGGACATCGCCGACTCTGCGACCCAAGCCTTCGACGGGCTCGTGCCGTCGCTGACGAGCGCTTTCGCCAAGCTGGCGCCAGCGGTCAGTCGCTTCTCCCATGATGCCGGGTACGCCCTCACTCAGCTTGGCCCCGCATTCGATGCCGCGGCCAGCGGTGCGTCCACTCTGATGGGCGAGCTGGGCCCGAAGCTTCCGGAGATCACGCGGAACCTAGGCAGCTCGATCAAGATCATGGCGAACTCTGCGGCCGACGCGGCACCGGAGTTCGCGAACGTCGCGACGGCGGCTTCGCAGATGCTGCCGCCGCTGGCGCACGCACTCGACTTGGCCGTGAAGCTCGGCCCCACGTTCAACCTGGCGTTCGGTGCGATCAGCGGCGGCGCGACCACGGTCAGCTCGTTCCGAGGTGGCCTGGAGACCCTGACCGGCGGCCTGATCAGCGCCAACCATGCGCTCCAGATCGGCGGCGGCGAGTTCCCGACCTTCGCCCAGAAGGCCGCGATCGCCGCGGTGGCCACGAACCACGTGATGTCCGCGCAGCAGGCCGCGGTGATGAGCTCCAACCAGCTCGCGAACGCGCTGAAGGGCCTCACGTCGGCGACTCAGGGCGCCTTCGACGCCGAGACGAGCTACCGTCAGGCGCTGGTGGCTGCGAACGCGCAGGCCAGGCAGTCCAACGCCGGGATCAACGGCATGGGCAAGGCCGCGCTCGCGAACCGCGGGGCGCTGTCCTCCCTTGCGGGCGCGATCAAGAACGTGATGACGACCGCGCACCCGACGGCGGCGGCGATCGAGTCGATGCGTCAGCGCTTCGTCTCGGCGGCGGTCGGCATGGGCGTGAACCGGAGGGCCGCCGAGGCCCTGGCCACGAAGCTGCTCGGCGTCACCAAGGCCACGAACTCGATCCCGAGCGCGAAGAGCACGCGGCTGTCGAACAACGCGGCAGCAGCGCGGGCCGCCGTGCAGGCGTACCAGAACAAACTGGACAGCCTGCACGGCAAGACGGTCTACATCCGCACCGTCTACACGGTCGCGGGCACCACGTTCGGCAAGGGCAACAGGAAGCTCGGCGCAGCCGCGACCGGCGGCTTCATTCACCGTGCGGTCGGCGGCCCGGTCCAGCATCTCGACTCCGGCGGCCCGTCCGGTCCGGTGTTCGGCCCTGGCACGGGCACCTCGGACAGCATCCCGGCACTGCTGAGCAACGGTGAGTACGTCATCAATGCGAAGCAGACCGAGAAGTACCGTCCGCTGCTGGATGCGATCAACTACAAGCTCGATGGCTTCGCCGACGGCGGGTTCGCCAAGGGCGGGAAGGCCAAGAAGCCGACGGCGGCGCAGAAGAAGGCGGCGTCGGCCCGCCTGACGGCCGCCCGCTCCCGCCCCGAGTACCTCGCCGCCCTCGCCGCCCAGCAGTCCCTGGCGAGCATGCGGGCGAGCATCTACGGCGGGTTCGCCCGTGGCGGCCGTCCCGGCATCGGCAGCAATGGCTCGACCGTCGTGCAGCACGTCACCACGATCAACGTGAACGTGGCGGGCAGCGTGCGCGCGGACTACGACCTCGCGCACACGGTCGCGAACGTCATCGTGCAGAACCGCATCCCGGTGAGCCTCCCGGTGGGCCGCTGATGGCCGTCACGATCGCCAACCAGTGGACTGGCACGTTCGCCGACCAGGACAAGGAGATCGTCGCCAACCCGACGCCGGGCCGGATGCTGATCGCGGTCATCGCATCCCGCGTCATCGACAGCTCCGCACCCACGTTGAACGTCGGCGACGTCTCCCGCAACGGCTGGTCACTGCTGTACGACCCGCTGAAGTTCGCGACCTCGCAGCACGCCGCCGCACAGCTCCAGGTGGAGATCTGGGCATGCCCGGCGGCACGGTTCGACGGCTGGACGAACCTGTTCGTCTATGCTTCGGCGGCACAGATCACGGCGTCTGACGTCGGCTCGGTGGTCCTCGACGTCATCGAGGTGGCGGGCACGACCGGGCAGATCACCGTCGAGTCGGTCACGGCCGCCACGGCGTCCGCCACGACCTCTCTGGGTATCACCGTCCCGGCCCCGGCAGGGTCGGCGAACTGCCTGATGGTCGCCGCCGCAGTCGCCGACGTCGCCACGGCCGCGACGCCTTCGGGTACGGGATGGGCGGCCCTGACCGGGGTGACGAACACGGGCCCGGTCGTGGGCATGGCCTCGGCCTGGCGTGAGGCGACGACCGGCGGCACGGTGACATTCACCCTCGGCACCTCGCAGAATTGGGCGGGTGTCGCGGTCGCCATCAGGACCGTCGGCGCGACCCCTGCGCAGCCGAACCCGAACTGGCCTGCCTCCGACTTCCAGGTCGGCTTCGGCTACGACCTGTCCACGCCACTGCCGCGCGTCGTCTGGACCAGCCAGAACAAGCGGCTGAAGCAGCTCGACGGCGATCGGGGCGTCGACCAGAACTCCGGCATGCCGCAACAGGGCACGACGACCCTGGCCATCGACAACCGGGACGGCGCGTACACCCCGCGCCCGGCAGGCTCGGCAACCGCGAACGCGGCGGGCACGACGACGACGATCAAGGTGCCCGACGCGCAGGCCACGAGCATCTTCAAGGGTGACTTCTTCCGCCTTGCCGCCAGCTCCGGCGCGTTGAAGCAGCTCGCCGTCTTCCAGGTCACGGCCACGGCCAGCGCGGCCGGGACGACAACGGTCACCTTCACCCGGGCGGACGGCTCTGGGGCGGCGCTGGCCGCGACGGCGAGCGGGGACCTGTACGTCGGCATCCCCATCGACGCCTACATCCCGTACCGGCACGTGATGACGTGGAACGGGCAGCCGTACGTCTTCGCATCCGGCTGGCTGGCGGACATTCCCGTCGTCTACGACGGCGCGGCCTACGCGGAGACCCAGGCGACCGGCACGGACGTCCTGGAGGCGCTCACGGCCGCGAACCTGTCGGCCCTGCGCGGCGAGATCATGCGGCGCAACCCGACGCACTACTGGCCGATGGACGACGCGCCCGGCAACGGGTACGCGGCGAACGCCTCGGGTCGGAGCAATGCGGCGCTGACCCAGACCGTCTCAAAATACGGCGCTGGGGCGAACGTCAAGGCCGACTTCGGGGGGTCGCTCCAGGACTTCGAAGCCGCTACCGGCTCCTTCTTCACGCTCATTGGAGACCCTGGTACCGGCTGGGCGCAGGCGGGCCAGACGTCTGCGGAGATCGCCCAGAAGGGCTACGCGCTCGTCGGCTCCGGCATGAGCGACCTCCCGCCGATCTCGGGCGGCGTCACGATCTTCGGAGTCGTTGCCACGACGTTCGCCCAGTTCACAACGATCACTGCGGGCAGTACCGACCCGACGCTGATAATCCTCCGAAACACCGACCCGGCGGCGGGCGCCCAAGGCTCCGTGCTCAAACTGTCGATCGACAACGCGGCTGGCTATGCGCAGGTCACCGTGTGGGACAAGACCACGCACGCGGCCACGACGACGACCTCTGGGTCCGACTCGCTGATCGGGAACATCCGCGTGTGGTCGCTGACGTTCAACCAGACCTCATTCACGGTCTATGTCGATGGCGTCAGCGTTCTGTCCGGGTCGGCGAACCTCGTCTCCAGCTTCTCTGCCATTGATGTCGGCGGCGAGGCCGACCAGTTCTTCCACGGCAAATGCTTCCCCGCCATTCACGCCCATGTCGCCGTCTTTGGGCGCAGGATCACGGACGGCGAGGTCGACGCCCTGAACTTCAGTGCACAGACGGGAAAGCCGGGCGGCGAGACGATTAGCGCCCGCATCGGCCGCAAACTCAACACGGTCGGCTGGAAGGGCGCACGGGTCATCAACGGTTCGTTCACGTCCGTGAGCGCCGAAGACTCACCCAGCGGGTCCGTGCTGGACATCGTTGCCGAGGTCGGCGGCTATCAGGACGGCATGGTCTTCCCCGACGCCGCCGGGCAACTCCAGTTCCGTGACCGCATCGTTGCCGCACAACAGTCCCCGCGCGCGACCCTCGGTGAGAACACGGCGGCCGGGGAGATCCCCTACCAGCCCGGCATGAGCCCGTCCTATGGCCTGGCCCGCATCTACAACGCCGTCGCCGTCGCCAACACCGCGAACACGTTCGGGCTGGAGAACCCGCTGACGTCCACGCTGGTCGCGGTCGATGACACCAGCGTCCGCAAGTACAACGAGCGGACCCTGCCGAAGGCGACCCGCTTCGTCGATACGTACCGGGCATGGGATATCGCCTGGTGGTGGCTGGCCAGATCCTCCACCCCGGCCAAGCGCGTCGAGACCGTCACCATAGAGGCCTCTGCCGAGCCGGGCCGCTGGCCGTTCGTGCTCGGCGTCGAGGTCGGCGATATCGTCCCGGTGGCCAAACGACACCTGGGCGCACCGCCGTACACGGTCCGCTGTCAGGTGCTGCGCGTGCAGCCCCACCTCTCGTTCGGCGACCAGACGACCGGCTCGGTCACTCTCGCCCTCGGCCCGGCACCAGCGCCGGTCACCGTGCTCAACGACCCGGTCGCGGGCATCGTCGGCAACACGATCGTGGGGATCTGATGTCCACCCTCGCAAAGGCGTACCTCCCCGACGGGCAGTATGTCTTTCTGCCGGTCGACCCGGTGACGTGGACCGACCAGGCGCCCGGCGTCAAGGGAACCTCGCTGCACGCCCCGAACCTGGAGATGGATGCGGGCGGCTGCATGCTCTGGCACCGCCAGCGCCCCCTCTTTCAGGGCATCGCCACGTTGGCGCAGTCCATCCCCTCCCGTGTCTACACGGCGATCACCGGCCTGTCCGAGCTGGTTGACCTCTGGTCCGGCCACTCCGACGTCACCAACACCGGCCGGTACTTCGCGCCGAGAACGAACTCCGACGATGGGGCCGGGGCCGGAGACTGGTACCTGGCGACCGGCTACGTCCCTTTCAGCTCCTCGGCAACGAACGACTTCATCGCGGGCCTGCGCGTCAACGGCGGCGGCACGATCCTGGAGGGTGCCCGGATCGCCGGTGGCGCCGGTCACGTCGTCGACACGATGATCATCGACCTCGTCAAGTTGAGCGGCAACGCCTCGGACTACCTCGAACTCGTCGGCTACAACGACACCGCCGCCGCCGTGAACACCGCCGTCTCAGGCAAGACTCCGTCGCTGACGGTCCGTTGGGTCTGCCAGTCCGACAACGGCTTCATCACCAATTTCACCCCGGCCCTGCCCGCCACCCCGCACACCTGGACCGCCACCGACGTCCTCACCGGCTCCGCCACCGGCGGCGCCAAAGTCCCGCTGAACGTCGAGTTGCGGGACATGGTCCGGTTCCTCAACAACCCGCCGATCGCCCGCATCACCGCCTCCGGCACCGTCCAGACCATCCCCACCGGAACCGGCTGGACCTCCATCAACTTCACCACCGCCGGAGAGACCGTCGACAACTACGGCGGCTGGGCCATCGCCAACCCCAGCCGCTACACCTGCCAGCGCGCGGGCCTGTACCTCATCGCCGGGCTCGGCAACCTCATCGAGACCGCCTCCAACAGCGGCTACCGCGCCATCCGCCTGCTCCAAACCTTCGCAGCAGGCGGCACGCAGGCCTACGCCGGATGGTCGACCGTGCCCGACCCCCTCCGCCCTACCGGCACCGCCCTGTACGCCACCGGCCTGATCCGCATGGCCGCCGGAGACTACGTCGAGGTGCAGATGCAGCAGACCTCCGGCGCGTCCCGCAGCCTCAACACCACCGCCGGTAACGCCTCCCGCATCGTCGCGGTCTGGATGGCGGCATGACCGGCCCGCCCGTCCCCGACATTCCCGTCTTCTATCCCGGCACCGACACGGTCACCAACCTGAACCTGATGGCGACGGCGCTCACGTTCATGCGGAACAAGATCGCCTTCCGGGCACGCCGGGCCGCGACCGGCACGGTCACCAAGAACGCGCACACGCTCGTCCCCTGGGACACCATCGACGAGGACCCCTACACCGGGTGGGTCGTAGGCAGCCCCACCGTCTACACCGTGCAGGCCCCCGGCTGGTACCTGTGCTCCGGCACCATCAGCCTCGCCGGCACCGGTGCGGCAGGCACCGTGCTGATCCCGAGTTTCGGCATCAACGGCGGCAGCCAGACCGGCGCGGGCACCAACGGCTGGGAGGGCCCCGAGCTGTTCATCCCCACCGGCGCAGCGGACCCCAAGTGTGCGTCCGGGCTATGGGAGGGCTATTGCAACCTCGGCGACCAGATCAGCTTGGACGCCTTCCTGTCCAGCGAGCCCGCCGCGAACCTCACCTGGCAGACGACCGCCGGAGCACAGACCCGGATCGAGATTCTGTGGATGGGGGTCTGAGTGACCGATGAGCGAACCTGCGCCCGCGCCCGTGACATCGACCGCCTCGACGCCGACCAGCGCGACCTCCGCCGGGAAGTCCGCGAGGAGTACCTGCGCAAGGACGTCTACGTTGCCGAACGGGACGCCGACCGGGGCAGCATCAAACGGCTCCAGGACGACGACACCAGCAAGGCCAGCGGCAACCGCACGTGGCTGCTCGGATTGACCCAGATGGTCCTCGCCGTCGTGCTGGGCGCCGTCGCGGCGTACCTGACTGCAAGGGGAGCGCATTGAACATCTCGGCCGCACTGAAGAGCGGCGCCGAACACGGCGGGCCGATCGCCCTGTCCGCCGGCGTCGCGGCGCTGACGGTGGCACTCGTCTCCTCCGGCCACGGCCCGGTCACCGCAGCGGCGCGACCGGGCCCGACCGTCACCGTGACCCACGCCCCCGCCCCGGCAGGCAGGGCCACTACCGCACACGCTCAGCCCCGGCCTGCCGCCACGGTGGTCGTAGCCCAGGGCGCGCGCTCACAGGGCGTCTCAGCGGCAGGGGAACGCCCCGGCCCGGGTGTCCCGTCCGGCCCGTCACCGCGGCCCACGTCCCCGCCGCCTACGGCGCGGTGCGGTGTGGGGCTGTCCGTGCTCGCACTGAACGCGTGCCTATCCCTAGGAGGTAGCCGGTGATCGACATCCTCGACATCTGCGAGGCCCAGCTCGGCAAGCACGAGGCGGCCAACGGTACGACCGAGTTCGGAAAGTGGCTCGACGCGCAGGCGCCGAAGACCAGCGTCTACGCCGCCGCCGACTGGTGCGCGGCCTCAGTACTGAAGTGCATCAGCGATGTTCCTGGCGGGCTGGACGCGATCGGTGGCCTGCACAAGTCCGACGCCTATGTGCAGAACATGCACAACCGTCTGAGGGCCCTGGGGCTGGTCGACGGCAACGCCGGATCCCGCAAGATCGTGTTCTACAACTGGCGCGGCACCGGGCCGGAAGACAACCACGTTGGAATCGTCAAGTCGGTCAGCGGCCGGACCCTGAAGGTCTACGAGGGCAACCACAACAACCGGTACGAGCTCGTGACGCGCCCGTGGGACTCCCAGGTGACCGGCTTCGCCAACTGGTGGCCGCACGTCGCAGGCGACGACGATCTGGCCATGGTGGTGAGCCTCGGTGCCTGAGGGAATCGACTACGCCTTCGGCCGGCCGGGCATCGCCGCCCTACAGGCCGCCGGCGTCAAGTTCGTCTGCCGATACCTGTCGCACAGTCCGACCAAGAACCTCACCTCGGCCGAGGCGCATGCGCTGAGCAACGCCGGGATCTGGATTGTGGTCGTCTGGGAGACCACCGCGAAGCGGTCCCTGGACGGCCGTACAGCGGGCGTGGCCGACGCCATCGACGCGCAGATGCAGGCACAGGCGTGCGGGATGCCCTCCGGGCGCCCGATCTACTTCGCCGTCGACTGGGACGCCTCCAGCGGGCAGCAGGCCGCGATCAACGCCTACCTCGACGGCGCCGCCAGTGTGCTCGGCGAGGGCCGGGTCGGGATCTACGGCGGCTACGGGCCGGTCCAACGCGCCATGGACAGCGGGCACGCCGCATGGGGCTGGCAGACCTACGCGTGGTCAGGTGGCCGCTGGCACGACGACGCGCAGCTCCAGCAGTACTCCAACAACCACACGCTCGGCGGCGTCGGCTGCGACTACGACCGGGCCACGAAGGCCGACTACGGGCAGTGGCGCGTGGGTGCCGGCCCCAACATCCAGGAGGACGACATGGCACAGGTCAGCAGCCTCGGCGTAACCGGTACGCCGCAGGTCATCGCCGCAGGCAAGAGCGGTGACGTCAAGTTCACCAAGGAGTTCAGCGACAAGCACAAGCTGCATGGCGAGGCCGGCCTGTCCGTCGTCATCGCCACGGCCAAGTACTGGGCGACCTGCGACGCGATCTTCGAGCTGCACGGCCTGACCGCCGGCGAGAAGCTCGACATGGCGTGGACTCGGGTCACCGACAAGGGCGTGTTCATCGATGACGCGTGGCGGCTGACCTACACCGCTGACGCGGCCGGTGTGGTCCGGGCGGAGCTCGGCGGGCAGTTCGGGCTGGATGACACGAACCGGCTCCGCCTCCGCGTCTACAACGCGACCGACAAGGCGGTGACCGTGCAGGGCTGCATGGCCAAGGCCGCCCTGTTCAGCTACTGACCTGCCTTTTTGCGCGACCGCGCAAAAAGCTCACCTTCAAGGAGACCCCCATGAGCAAGTACGCCAAGTTCTACGCCGCGGCCCTGGCCTTCGCCGGCGTCGTGGCCTCGTCCGGGCTGCTGCACGGCACGGCCGAGCTCGTCCTCAACACGGTCATCGCTGCCGTCGGTGCCGCGCTGGTGCTCCTCGTCCCCAACACCCCGGCCGCCGCTCGGCGCCCGTAGACCTGCCCCGGCAGGGTCCCCCCAAGAGGAAGCCCCCGCCCTCCCCGAACTGTTTCCTGATGGGAAATGGTTCGCCGGGAGGGCGGGGGCTTCTTTGCGTGCGCGGAATCAGTCGTCGTTCATCCCGTCGAGCATGGAGTCGACGCGGCTCGTGATGTTGCCCTCGGCCCGCTTGTCCTTCCTCCGGGCGATCTCGAACGCGGTCTTCTGCAAGATCTCGATCTCGCGGGGCGTCAGCGGCTCGTCCTCGAACTTCTTCTGCTTCATCGGGTGCTCCTTCGTGGGTGATGGGGCCAGCTTCCGTCGCGGACGCCGGCCGCTCTGTCTATTTCTGGACACAAGGGGTGTGGGCTGGGTCTCTTCGGTCACCCCTGCCGCCGTGCGCCGAGCCGGGTCCGCTTGCCCGCGCCGCCGCATCGCCTGCACGTTCCCCAGCGGTGGCGGTTGCTGCCGACGCTTCTCCCGGAGCCGCGGCAGGACCGGCACTTGGCGAACGGCCACAGCCACGCACTGATCACGGGCGGGGCAGCGATGGCGAGGATCAGGGCGACAGTCGAGGGCATCGGAAGGCCTTCCCACGGGGAATTACATCCGTCAAAGCGGATTAGGTTTGTAATTCGCTGGCCGACAGCCCCCGACCTGCGAAAATGATGAAAATTACGTGAACGGAACCCCCGGCAAAGCCTGCTCTGGCGCCCTCCAGGCATGGTGTTCCGCATCGCGCATCACCTAATTCGCTCGTCGCGCGAGCGCATCAGCAATGAGGGCCGGGCTGATCCACCAGCGGTTGTCGGTCGACGGCACCTTCACCCCGTACTCGCGCGCCAGGCGATCCCTGAGGGCCTTGCCGGACATCCGCCGGTACGGCGCCCAGCCGGGCGCGTGGCGGGCCAGGAGCGCCGGGACGTCCGCCGCAGGAACGGTCTCCTCGCCGAGTGCCGCCTCAAGGTCTTCGAGCAGGTCCCGCTGTGCGACCCGCCGCGGTCCGCCCTTGCCGGGCACGGGGTGGCCGAGGTCCGCGATGAGCTTCAGCGACCGCTCGATGATGGGCGTGAGCTGGTCGTTGCCCTTCTCGATCGCGATGAAGTACGCCTGCACGATGTCCGACCGTTCACCGGACAGGCCCTTGCACACCGCGGTGCCCTTGTCCACGCCGGGGATCAGCTCCGTCGCGCGGTGGCCGGCCGAGTAGGCGCCCTGGCCCAGCAGCGCATCGTTCGCCACGTGGTCACCGACGGCGAACGCGATGCCGTTGGAGCAGTTCCTCGTGACGTCGCGGGGCATCGAGTCCTTCGTCGGCGCCTGCGTGGACACGATCAGGTGGATGCCGCGCTTACGGCCCAGCTTCACGATGTCGATGAGGAGCTGGGAGATTTCCTTGCCGTACTGCTTGTGCTGGATGGCGATGTGCGCCTCTTCCAGCAGGTAGAACAGCGGATGCAGCCCAATCCCGGCCTCGGCAAGACGCCGGGTGACCGCGGGCTCCTTCTGCTCGATGAGGATCTGCCCGCGGGTCTGGACCTCGGCATACAGGTCCCGCAGATCGTGGAGGATCTCCTCGATCTGTTCGTCCTCGGCGCCCATGACGTACCGGGAGCACCGCGGCTTGAACAGCTCAAAGTCGAAGTTGGAGTCGGGTACGCCGATGCGGATCTCTGCGAACGGGTCCAGTGCGGCACCGGCCAGCAGCGCTCGGGCGGCGCTGGACTTGCCCTGACCCGGCATTCCTCCGGCGATGGTGTTGCGCTCCATCACCGGCGCCAGGATCGGGTCACCGCGCAGCGTCTTGCCCAGCGGTACGCCCTTGAAGACGTCGACCTTCCCCTCCGTGAGCAGGGGGTACGGCCCGGCGCCCTCGGCCAGCGCGCCCTTGTCGGCGACCCACAGATCCAGCACCCCGGCCTCGCTGCCGGTCATCGGCCAGACCTCCTTGGAGAGCCGGTGCAGGGTCGTCGCGAAGTCGGCGCGCCGGCGGGCGATCCGGTCGGCGGTCACACCATCGGGCAGCCGTACGACCGCGTGCGTACCGCGGCCATCACGGCGCGGGATGGTGATGAACTTCAGCGGCAGACCCTGCTTCAGATACCGCGTGACCTGCGGAATCCCCAAGGCCTCCAGCGCACGGGCGATCGTCGTCTCATCGATGTCGACGTCCTCGTCCTCCGCGGCGACCTGCAGCCAGGCCGGCCCGGCGCCGGAGCTACGGCCGACGTGCCACAGCGCGGCAATGCCGAGCCAGGGTGCGAGGAGGACGAGCGGTCCCCACACGATCGCGAGGAGTGTGACCAGGTCACGGACACCGTTGGACACGGTGACGAACGTCTGCCGGATCTCGTGCGGGTCATGGTTCGCGACCGCGAGGGTGATGCCGATCAGCAGCAGCAGGCCGACGACCGTGGCCAGGGTGACGACCAATCCCTTGGCGAGCGTGACCGGCGCCTCCAGGATGGCCATGCGGCGGCGGTAGCGGCGCTCGCGGGCCTGCTCGCCGCGGGCCTCCCACTCCTTCACCTCTTCCCAGTTCCCCGCGGCCATCGCGGCGCGGATCATCTGCTCGTGGAGGCTGTTGGTCTTCGCGCGCCACAGCCGCTTCAGCAGGACGCCGGCGCCGACGGGCACGTAGGCGGCTTCGCGCACGACCGCGCGGGTGCTGTTGTGGGCGGCTACCTCGCGGGTGCGGATGACGATGATGTTCACGATGCGGGGGATGGCGGGCGGCGGGAGCGGCTCCTCCCACGCGACGACCGCCTCGTCCGCGCGCACGGCCACCTCATCCGGTCCTGGTACGGCGAGGTCCCGCCCCGGCTCATCCTCCGGGGCGGGCTCGCCGTCCGACGGCTCTGCTGGACGCAGGTGCCGGAGGTTGCCGTACAGGTCCGTCACGCCGGCCCCGATCCATTGAGCGAGGGCTGCGGCACGTCGTGCGGGGCGACCAGCTTGGCCACCTTGTCGCGGTGCACGCCGAAGTCGGCCGCGAGCTGGCGGCGCGACGGCGCCTCGCCCTCGCAGTCCCGACCGTGCAGCCACCGGTTCACGATCGCCTCGTCGGGATTCGCGGCCACCCCGTGTGGGCACGGCTGGTCGATGGCCGGGGCCTGGCCGGTCGGCTTCTTCGGCTGACCGCCGCGCACGAGGATCATCAGCAGTTCGTAGGCCAGCACCAAGGCCACCGCCGGCATGGCGCTGACCAGCGCCCCAGCAAGTCCGTGGCGGGCGCCTGCGGCCACGTTCATGGCCAGGGTGGCGCCGATCCCGAACGCCAGGCCGACGACGGCCAGACGGGGTACGCGGGTGTGGTTCTTCGCAGCGGCCAGGATGACCATCGAGGCGGCAAAGATGACGCCGTCGGCCGAGGCGGGCACAAGGTAGGCCACCCGGCCGGTCTCCCCGGCCGCCTGGACGACTTCGAGACCGTGGCGGTAGGAGACGATCGCTGCGATGCCGGCGACGAGCACGACGACGGCGGCCGTGATCCGGCGCAGTCCGGCACCCGGCGGCGTGGTGGCCGCGGCGGGGGTGTCGTCGGTGTGCATGAGGGGTGTGCTCCTTGGTCAGGTCAGCGGGCGATGATGCAGGCGGCCACGGCGATCCATCCGGCGTGCCACGCCTGGTCGAGCTGGTAGGCGCCAGTGCCGGTCGTGACGTTGTCGTCGCGGTCCGGCCGCGGTGAGCCGAGCCGGTAGTACTCGCCCTTGCCGAGCCGGTCGGCCAGGCCCGCGAGGGTCATGCGGCGGTCGGCCCAGTAGTGCGAGGCCGCGATGACGGCCAGACCGGCGGCAACACGTCCCGGGCGCAGGCGCTCGCCGGCGGCAGCACACCCTGCGGCGAGCGCGAGGCCGTGCACTGCGGTCACGCCGGCGACGTGCCGGGCACAGGCGGCGCGGCCCGTCCAGTCGTCGCGGCCCTTGGTGAGCGCCTGGTGGTGGGTCTGGACCCATTGGTCGCCGATCTCATGACTGGTGAGCAGGAGGGCGGCGACGCCGCCGAGTCTGGCGAAGCTCACGGTGGTGCTCCTTGTGTCGTTCTGGCTTGGTCGTCAGTCGCGCGAGCCGTCATCGCCCATTCGCGGTCGGTAGCCGTGCCGCTTGCGGTACTCCTGATGGGCACGGGCGATCTCTCCGCCGGTGCTGTTGTCGCGTACCCGCCTGAGTGCCGCCGCGCCGCGTCGCTCGGCCTTGCTGGATGTGGCGAAGCCTTCGTCCTGGTCCTCGTACGCCTTCACGAGGCGCGCGATCTGGGCCTTACGTGGGAGGAGAGACACGGGAAGCTCCTTGCGTCGTGTGGCCGGCCCAGGGGTACGGGCCGGCCGGGTCGTCAGGTGGATCAGGCGGCAGGCCGGTTGGCCTTGACGGCCGCGCGCAGCTCGGCGCCGACCTTGAACTTCGGCACGAACGTCGCCGGGACGTGCACGGTGCCGCCGGTGGCCGGGTTGCGGGCGTCCCGGGCGGGACGCTGGACGCGTTCCCAGGATCCGAAGCCGGTGATGGTGACCTTCTCGCCGGCCGCGACGGTGTCCATGAGGACGCCGAAGAACGCGGCCACGTGCGCCTCGGCGGCCTTCTGGGTGATGCCGGCGCGCTCGGCGACCTTGGCGGTAAATTCCTTCTTGTTCATGAGGGGTTCCTTCTCTTCTATGTGGGCCGCGGGGCCCG